AGTGTAGCTCAGCAATTGATGGCATCTCGCGATGCTTCTCTCTTGCGGAACTTTCCACGTGCTGCGAAGGCCAATCCAAATTGGTCTTTCTATCTTCGTACGGATTTAGTAGGAAGCGATGCACGCCTGCGTAACATCATTGGCATAGAATTACTTGTCAAGAATGTCGCAAGCCGCGCGTTTTCGCCCAGCTTGGAAGCTGTTACAAACTATCCGTATGTGGGTTACCACATCACCGTACATAACTGGCATGCACAACGCATGACTTTAACCTCAGGAGCTATCGTTGATAACTTCCTCGACACTTTTGCAGGTATGACGGTACTGACCGACCCTGAAACGGGCGCGGTGCTCACAGTTGATGGTAACGCCAATGCGCTCGAAGAGTGCGCTGGTTTTCTCCTGACACGTGTAGCTGCTGACAACCCTACCTTTGCACCGATTCTGAATATTATCGGTGGCTCTATGCCGCTAGCGGCTTAGCCTTAGAGTTATATAAAAATGTCAGCCAAAATGTGGCAAGATCCAAAGGATTTTGTGACTGAATGGGCCTTAGAACAACCCATATCAGCCGTAGACCCTGCCGAAGACGGCTACCTTAGATTTGCGGTAGCATGTCAGGCATCCTTGCTATATAGCGCGCCCCATGTTGAGGGCGTTAGCAAAAGATCGATGTATGCTTATGTGAGACGTGCTTTGCGCGTCTTTTCGAGCAACATCAAAGATCTAGGTATAATAGAGACGACGAAACGGTACAAACGTTGTGCCAACCTGTTTTATCGGGCTTTAAAGAAGTCCCAAACAGGTAATATCGTTTTTGATATTCCAAACGAGCTAGCAGATACCCCGATTTTTGAGGTACTCAAGCTGCTTGATCAGCACATGAGTAAGCATGAGACTTTCCCCGCAAGGGGCGTCAAATGGGTTGGAACTTTTCTTCTGTTCCTAAGTAAAATCCCCTTGACACGTCCTGATTTGGAGGAGCCAGCTGTTAAAGCTTGGCGAGACCATCAGGAAAAAGTCGGACTTACACATATTGATTTGCGGTTCACTGAAGCATTGCGCTCCATAGTCGCATTGATATATGAGGGAGATGGGTTACCATCTCACGGCAGGCATGGCCCTGGTATAACTAACGAACGGCATAAAACAATCGCCGAGAAGAACGATATCGGATATTATCCATCGATACAAACGTTAGAGCTAGAAGCCACACATCCAACACAGCAATCTTACGTTCCCCAGGCTCAGCCTGATGATAGCTTATACCTTGTCGTCCCTAAGGACGTCGGGGCTGTACGCAGTATCACTGCTGAGTCTGCTGCCATGCAACGTGCACAGCAGAAACTCAAAAGGTTGATTTATAGGACTATCGATTCCAAAGATAGTGTATTACCTATAAGTCGATATGTAAGATTTTCAGATCAGAGGCAAGCTCAACTCCGGGCCGTGCGTGGGACACGCCGTGCATCGGATTCTTGTCCAGCTACTACTGATTTAGAAAAAGCTTCAGATTCGGTCTCAATTGACCTAGTCGTTGAAGTGTTTAAAGACAACCTGCTACATGAACTTATGTGTGGCAGATCTTGGAACGCGCTAGTAAACGACGAAAAATTCGAAGTTCGGATGTTCGCCGGGATGGGGAGTGCACTAACATTTCCTGTGCAAACCATCCTTTTTACGGCTGTATCTGTCCTAGCTACGATCATGGGGCTCCATAAGAAAGAAATGGGTTCATACCCTGAATTTCCAAAAGATGTCCTCTATGAGTATCTCGATAGCGATGGGTTCTTTTTCGAAAGATATAAAAAGTACGCCGATGCTATACAAGTGTACGGGGACGACATCAGTACTCCGGAGCTTGCTGTCGCGCCGTTGTTTCATGTTCTGAAACATATCGGGCTCTACGTGAACGACGAGAAGTCTTTTAATGGCTTACTCGCGGTTCGTGAGTCATGCGGCATTTTCGCCTGTAAGGGTCAGGATATAACCCCATTGCGTTTTCGCATCCCAACGACAAAGTCGAAGGGTAAATTGGACTACGCAGCCTATGAGGGGTTGCGGTCTCTTCACAATTTCTCGTATCACAACCAGTATTGGAAGCTATATCGCATACTGAAGAGTATGGCGATGGACGCGCCCAAGTTAATTGGATCCAAAGAAATGCGGAAAAAGTTTGCACAACCGGTCTATGAAGACTACGGCGTCGTAAACTCCAAGGGAGTGAGGGTGAAAGTCGAACGATATGGCAAACAGCCACTCGGAATTCCTTTCATTTTACACGAGGAGTATAGAGGAGACGACATCTACATTGGTTTCATTTCAAGTAGATCGTCGGAGACGACTCACAATGTCGTTGCTGCAAGTGTTTACAAAGCTTGCACAACGTATGGCATTGAAACGGAAAGTGACCCTGATGAAACTCAGGACTACTATCACTTAAACGAGAGTCTATACAAGGGGAGCCTACGTCAGATTAGAGACGAACTTAAGGAACCAGAGCTTCATCGTAAGATGACTGCTGCTCCAGCGGAACTTATTGCGTCTGGCTATGCGACTCT